AGTATTTTCAATAAATCTCGTTGTATTACTTATACTTGCTGATGCTATAGAATTTGCTGGAAAAACTAAATTATTAATAAATGTAGTAGTTGAATTTACTGGATTATATGATATAGCACTGATTCGTAATTGAATAGAACCAATATTTGTTTCATTTGAATTAAAACGAGTATTGATATTTGTTGATGTTCCTGATAGAAAATTTATTAACGCCAAATTAGAGTTCAAAATTGTAGTTCCACCACCATCCACTATTAAATTATCGTTCAATTGTATACTACTAAAAATTTGAGTTCCTGAAAATTGTTTTGCTCCTGTTATTACTTGAGAGGTTGCTTTTGTCACGAAATCGCTATTATCTATACAAGAACTTAATATAGAATTTGATGGAAACGACAAATTACCACTGAAAGAAGTTAAATTTAATGATGAGTCATACGTAATTGATGGATAAAGATTACCACCACCACCACCACCACCTGATATAAGTAATTGACCTACATTTAAAGTTTCGTTGTTATATTCCAAATATAGATTTTTATATATGTGTACGTTTTCTAAAAAATTTGTATAATTTGTTATTGGTGTAAAGGTTATAGAATTTCCACCATTATATATTCCTCCTGTTAAATTTATTTGGTTTGTATTCACTACTTGAGCGTTTACATCAGTCGCATGTATTGTTGTTAAATCATTCATATTGGTATAAAACGAATTCAAAAAATTACTCATTTACTATATATGAAGATTTAATTATAAATCATCTATAGCATCTCTAATCATTTCCGCATTTTTTGCTTTTAAAATAATTGAATTATTGCCTCCTTTTGATTTGTATATTGGTAGCAATAATTTAATTATTTCTTTCTCTATTTCAGATTTTTTTTTTGATTCTAAAATTCTATTATCCGCATCTTCTCCTGTTAAAGACTCATACCATGCTTGATAATACAATATATCTTCTTTTGATGGTCTACCTTTTAAAATACTTCTTGGCGATGCTTTTGGTGGTTGTTGTAAAATAACTTCAGGTAATCTTAACCCTTGAACGTTTCTTAAAACTGGGTCAGGTAATTCTCCTCCTGCTTGTTTTGCTGGTTTTAATTCTTGTTTTGGAATACGTGTTATTTCCATATCTTGTATTTCTTGAGGTGCTATACCAAAAGGTTCTTCATCTATATCCGCAAATCTTACCTCTGCTTGTTGTTGAGGTATTAATTGAGGTTGTTGTTCTTGTCTATTTATTTGAGGTACAAATTGTTCGTCTGTCGCACTTTTTCCCATTATACCTACTCCATCATCTTCCGCAAATCCTCTTTGTTGTCTTGGTTCTTCTCTTTGTCTATTTCTTAAATTTTGATAATATTGATTTAAAAAAGCATTCGCATCATCTTCAAATGCTATTTGTTTATCAAATCTTTCTTGTGCGATATTTTTAAATTCTAATTGTTTAATTCTCAAATCTTCCTGTGCATCTCTTAATCTCAAAGCATCTGAATTTGGATTAAATGATTTTGAAGCATCTGTAAGTTGAGTAGAATAACCTTGCATTCCTGAACTATCACTTCTTATTCCATCAACAAAATATTTTTTTGGTCTTTTACCTTTGCGTTTTCGTTTGCGTTTTTTTAAATTTATAATTCCTAAATCTATCAACTGCTTTAATGTTAATTCAATAGTACTTTTTCCCATGTATTAATCACAGAAATAATTTATTTGTTGTTGAGGTTGTTGTACTGGTGTTTGTTGATGAACTTTTATTAAACTTTTTTTATTTTGTTGAGTCTTAAAATGCTTTGATTTTCTAATGTGTATCTCTTGTTCTTCTTCACTTGATGATTCTTCACTTGAACTATCTTGATATACAATAATCTTTTTCTTTTTTGGTTTTGATTTTGATTTTGGTTTTTTCATATAGACAATTTCTTGTTCTTCATCAGATTCTTCTTCTTCTTTTTTGGAGGGTAGTTCAATTTTTTTTTCTTGTTTTAGTGATGGTAATTCAATACCTTTCTCAAGTAGTAATTTAGCACTTTCAATTTTTTTTTCTTCTGCTCGCTTTGCTCTATTCTCTATAATTTTTGCTTGTGCTCTTTTGAATACTTCCTTTTGTGCTTCTGTTCTTTCTTTCTTCTCTTTGATTTTTGGAGGGTTTTTTGGTCTGCCTTTTTTTGGTTTGACAAGTGGAGTACTGGATTCATCATCAGATAGTATATTTTCGTTTTTTTCGGTTTCTTCAATCATTTAATTTAACTAAAGATAAAAAAATTCCAAAGAAAATTATATATAACAATAATATAATGCCTATTACTGATATTGTTGAGATACCAAATCCTACAGCAAGTAAATTTAGACCAATCAAAGAGAAACAAGATGAATACATACCTGATATAGTTGATAAAAATATTAGTAGACGAAACGGCATGATATATGCTTTAAATGGTTCGGGTGGGTCTGGGAAGACTAATCTATTATTGAATTTATTTAGAAGTAAAAAATGTTATAGAGGCAAGTTCAATCATATTTATTATTTTTGTCCTGAGGCATCTTTTAGTTCATTAAAAAATCATCCATTCCAAGATCACGAGAATGTTTATCACGAGTTATCAGTTCAGAATTTAGAAAATGTATTTAATGAATTGGTATCTATAAAAAATAAGAATGTCAAACAAAAAAAAACTGAAAAGGATATTGCTTTTGATGGTGAGGAAGAAGTTGAATCAGAAGAAGATGAAGAAGATGATGAAGATGTGGAATATTCGGTCGTTATATTGGACGACTGGGCCGATTTATTGAAACAGGACGATATACAAAAACAATTAAATAAAATGTTGATAAAGGCAAGGCATCTTTGCTGTGGATTTATTTTTACATTACAAAGTTTTTTGTACTTTCCGAAAATTCTGAGGAAACAACTAACTTATACAAGTATATTTAAACCATCAAATATTGAGGAATGGTATTCTATAGCAAAAGAATTATTACATTTGAGACCTGATGATGCTTTGAAAGTATATGATTTTGTATTTGATAAAAAATATAACCATCTTGATTTGGATAACAGAGAAAACAAAATATACAAAAATTTTAATTTGTTAAAGTTTAAATTTTGATTTTATTTTAGAATGTTATATATATATGAATTTGAATAGATTAATTAAAAGTTTAGAGCAAGGAATTTGTCCTCCTGAGTTATCTTATACTGGAGAAAGGGAAGATGTTATCGACTGGGATAAGGTAAGATACAATACTTTTTTCAAATCGAATGAATACTTTGAAAATAAATTTCCTCAAGAAGTTCATTCTTTACCTGCTTTTGATAAGATAATTGATTTAATAGTTGAGAAAAATAAAGACAATAGTCCTTTAAAAGAAATGGAAGAAAAACAAAATATATCAAAAGAAGAATAAATATTTGTATTATATATGGTTTGGATGAATTTTAATAAGCCTTTATCTACAAAAAATATACAATACGACCCAAAATATATTCCAAAGGTTAAATCAAGCGAATTAAAAGATTTAATACAAGCATCTTATAGCAGAAATAATCCTGCTCGTGATATTGGAAAAAAGTATGGTTATACTCTTGATGATTCTTTATCAAATGCGGAACAAAAAGTATTTTTGGATAAAGACAAGAATCCAAAAATAGTTTTCACTGGTTCACGAAAAGGTGCTGATGTATTAACAGATATTGCTTTAGGTGCTGGTCTTGCTGGTTTTACTCCAAGATTTCAACGGTCTTCTGCTTTAGTTGATAAAGTGAAAGAAAAATATAAAAATAGACCCATTACTGCTCTTGGTGACTCGTTGGGCGGTTCGCTTGCAGAGTCTGTTGGTGGTAAGGTTGATAAAGTTATTACTACAAGTAAAGGCGTAGGTTTATTTGGAATTGGAAAACAAATTAGACCCAATCAAACAGATATAAGGGCAAGTAATGACGCAATTTCAGTTTTACGAAATACTCAATCAGGTGGGAAAAAAGTAACGATAAAAGGTACAAAAGGAATATTTAATCCATTTATTTCCCATGATTATAGAAATCTTGACAAGATTGACAAGACTTTTTAATTTGTTGTAATAATATAAATGTCAACTGAATCTATACAAATACATTTAAATAGTAAATATGCGACCTCATATAACAATGGAAATACAAATGATTGTAATTTTCAATTACCTGTAATAGAAGTTGCCAGTCAACACACTATAATGCTTTCAGTTCAACACGCAATAATTCCTTATTCATTTTACAATATTAATTCTAACAATAACAAAATAACAATCCAAGAAATAGTTGTTAATGGTAGTGGTACACCTATTGATACAATAAATAATACATTGTATATTTCAAATGGCAATTATAATGCTTATCAGTTAGCGTCTTATTTAGGAACTTTATTTGTAGGTGGTCGTATGACTGTAACGTATGATAGTATTACAAATAAATTTAGATTTACAAATACAACTTACAATTTCAAATTTATTTCGGCATCTTCTACTTGTCAGGAATTATTAGGATTGTCTACAAATGATTTATACAATACATCGGCATTGTTCTATTATATTTCTCAGAATGTAATTAATTTAGCATCTGTCAGATGTATTTGTTTAGCAACTAATTTACAAACTGGTTGTATAAATAACAACGCTCAACAAGAACAAAATATACTGTGTAGTATTCCTGTAGACGGCCAACCTTATTCAACTATTGTATTTAAAAATTCTTCCAATTTCAAAGTAAATATATATGATAATGTATTTAACAATATTTCGATTAAATTAGTTGATGATACAGGAAAAGATGTAGATTTACAAAATCAAACATTTTCATTAACTATACAACTTGATATAATTAATTTCGTAGAATAATATATGTATCTCGGACAAAAGAGTAAAGGAAAACCTCGAACTTTAGGACAAAAACTTGCTGGGGGTGTTGTTGGTTTAGGAACTAAAATCGGTTCAAATGTTTTAACTGGTGTTGCTTTAAAAACACTTCCAAAATTATTGCCAAAATTGATTCTATAATTTAATCTGTTATATTTATATGAAGAGCAAGACTTTAGAAAGTAAAAAAATTGGTATTCAAAATATCTTTAACCCAAAAATACCTATTAGAAATATGATAACTTTAGGATTGAGTTATACAAATAATTCCAACAATGGAACTATTCAATATTTACCCATGGGTATGAATAAAAAGAAATAGAATCAATACAAATATATTTTTTATTTTTTATCTAACTATAAAATATATGCTTCCCAAAAACTTAAAGTATGGAACGAAAATCGAATCTGCTGTTGCTCGTTCTTCTCGAGTAAATATTCAGCCTCAATCAGGAACTACGTATGGACCTAATGATACAATTACGATAAATATTCCTACTCGTAATAATTTGGTTCTTGTTCCAACTGAATCTTATTTAAAGTTTGATACAGTTTTTACTTCAGGTGCTGATAACAATGCTTTTAGGTTTGATTCGTGCGGTGCGCACGGAATTTTGCAAAGAATTCGTATCTTCCACGGGTCAAATTTATTGCAAGACATTGATAACTACGGAATGTTGGCAAAAATGCTCTTTGATTTACAACAATCCTCTGATGGAGTTTACGGAAAACAAAATATCCTCTGTGGAACGAGGAATGATATGGTTGCTACTACACCAACAGTTGGTGCCGTTGCTGATATTTCAGCTAAAAATATTTCTGTTATAAATGTTAACTCAGGTGAAAGAATTTTAGCGTCCGCAGGTACACTTGCTTTGATTGCCAATGCTGGTACAACTGTTAAAAATACTTACTGTTTAAATCTTATTTCTTTAGTAGGTTCTCTTTGTTCTGCGTCTTATATTCCTCTTTTTGCTCTAACTTCCGCGCCTTTAAGAGTTGAAATCCAATTAGTTCCAAATGTTATCAATGCCTGTGCGGCTTTAACTGGTGCTTTAGCAAATACTTTTTCGATTACCAATTGCGAATATGTCGCCAATATGATTGAACTTGGAGATAGTGCGATGTCAACAATTTATTCAAGTTTAGGAGGTGAACCATTACAACTTGTTTTCCCTGATTTCAAGAATTTTGCTTTTAGTCAACAGGTAGGAACAACGGCAACTCAGGTTACATTTCCAATTCCGGCAAAATATTCAAGTCTCAAAGCACTACTTATATCGATTCGTGATAAGGGCACAGGTGCTATCACATTTTTCCCTTATTCATCTGTTTCATTAGGTATTAGTGAATATCAATTTAGAGTTGGTGCTACAACGATGCCAGCAAAGCCACCAAATACACTTACGGAATGCTTTGCTGAAGTCTGTAAAGCAATTGGTTCTATTGGAGATATTCATTATACGCCTTCTATTGATAAATTAACCTATAATGTGGCGACTTCTACTGCTAATGCTGAAGTTGCCACGACTGGTATTGTTAGCAGTATTTCATCAGGTTCTTTTTATCTAGGTTTAGATTTAGAAAACTATGCTGGAGCATCAAAGGATACTCTATTTTCTGGTTATAATTCTAATACGGATGATATATATGCACTGATTACGCTTGTAAATACTGCTGGAGCAGTTCAAACAAGATTTGATGCTTTTGCTAATTTTGATTCTGTTTTTGTTTGCGAAAATGGTACAGGGTATGTAAAATTTTAGCGACCAAAAACGACTTAAAGAGTGTAGCGTGTATATAGAATAATTCAATCAATAGTTTGTATATAAATAATTAATTTCTATTTATATATAAAATGAGTTCAACCGCTTGTGCGACTTTATATTTAAAAGGCAGTGAAATTGGAGATGATGAAACAATACACGGAAGGTCTATAACGGCAAGTAGAAGTCAATGTGTTTGGTACAATATAAATCTTAGACTTCTTTTAGGCGACTTGTATGATAAATATGATACATTCAATCTTTGTTTAACATCTATTTCTTGCGGAGCACCTTCAGAAGCAATTGGTGGTAATTATTTGAATTCTGATATTGATAACGGACATTTATCAGTGTATATATCAGGATTACCATTTATCAACAATACCTATTCAGTTTATAATTGTAGAAATACTCAAGAAGCACCAATTGGAGTTTTTACTTATCCTACTACTACAACAACTATTGGTTATAGAGTTTTTAATGATTCAGGAATTGTTACTTTTGGAAAATCTCAAGAACAATGTAATATTCAAATATCATTAAGACGTGTATATGATGATGAAGAACCTGACACTATTAATTTTTTACCAATTACAAACTATATGTTTTCTATTGTTGGAGTAGAGGAAAAAGGTATGAATGGTTCAAGAATATAATGTGAAAATAAATATATAAAAGGGTTTTTTCTATTAAATTAATGTATAACAAAGAACGCAAACATCAGTATTATTTAGACAATAAAGATAGGATATTAGCATTAGCCAAGCAAAAAATTAAATGTGAATGTGGTATTGTAGTTTGTAAATATATAATAAATCGACATCGTAAATCTTGGACTCATTCATATTTTTTAAATACATTAGACAAAAAATAATATTCTGTTATCTATATGCCAAACGCATGGGTTTTATTTGTTAAGGAGTACGCCAAGAAAAATAATATATCATATGGATGTGCTATTTCAAAAGCAGGGGAAGAATATAGAGCATTAAAGAGTGAGAAAAAAATTGAACCTGCTAAAAAAATTGAAATGCTAAAAGTTGAACCTGAAGTAAAAAAAATTGAAACAACCCAAGAAATTCCACTAACATACGATGAACGAGTTAGAAGACGTTTTAAAATAACTCAAGCAAGTAGTTTAAAAGATTTGAAAATAAGGCAAGAAGAAGATAGACAAGCCGAATTAATAAAAGCAAAAATTCAACAAGAAATGAAAAATATAAGTAAGAAAAAAGCAATTAATAAATTTAAAGAATATGAAAAAGTACAATTAAAAAAAATTGAAACTCCAAAACCAATTGTAAAAGTAATTGAAAAAGTAAAAATTATTAAAACACCAAAAATTATTCAGAATGCTGTTATTTCCAAAAAAGAGAAAAAAGCTATATTAGCTGAATTAAGTGCTAATTTAACTGCTTTGAAAAAACAACAGAGTAGGATGCCTTCTCAATCTCGTTTAATGGATATTTCTGATCTTGAAAAGAGAATACTTGAAGTTGGTAGTCTTTAACTCGTTTTTGTATTGTATTTTTATTATTTATCAATGTTAATGAATAATAAAAATTGTATTTATTGTAGTAAGAGATTAAGAGGTAAACAATTAATTTTTCATCTTAAGTGTGATAATGAAATGAAACAAAAACAATATGAGATGAAAATAGCAGAATTTAAAGAATTCTTTTATAGTAAAGGTATTCATGTTATTATTTGAGATTTTTTAATAATTTGTTTAATGTATTAGTATTTTCTTGTATAGACCTACTATTTCCCCAAGTGATATAATATGATAACAATGAAGGACTCATTATTAAATTATCAATTAAATGTTTTTCTGTTTTGTTTGCTAAATGTCTCTTGAGATAATTTTCCCTTGTTTCTCTTGTTGCTGAATCTGTATAAGTATTTGAACCTTCTAATCCGAAATGAATTTGTTTATTGTTATTGAGCGTTGCTACGTATTTCTTATTTTTGTTTGTTGATTTACTTATTTTTGTTATCTGTATCATTATATATTTATTCTATTTTATATTTTTAAAATAGAATAAATAGAAGGTCGGTGGTCGGCGGTCGGTCTTTACTTTTCAGCCTATTCTGTATAATACAGATAAAATACAATAAAAGTATAAATATACAATATATACATCTTTTTTTTCTTCTATAGCGCCCACTGAAAACCAATGTCCGACCGCCGACCTCCGACCTCCTACTATTATTTATTTATATAGAATAATAAATAATAGAAGACCGACCTTAAATACTGTATATATATACTATTATTCTTCATCTTGTATTTCTTCAATTTGTTTGATACCGAACCATGCTTGAGAACATTTTCCGTTAATTTTTTTATCTTTTGAAACAATATTATTCAATTTTTTTAATAGACATTCTTTTTTCATTAACATTCCGAATTTTTTCATTGATGTATCCAATTTTGATTTTTTAATCCATTCTTGAATTACAGAACTTTTTACAAAATCATTAATATCATTTGTTAGTTCAAAATCTTGTTTAAATTTGACAAGAACATTATTTTCTTCATCTACCCAATCTGATTTTGATTGAATAAGTTCAGAAGGTTCTTCTAGCATACCATCATCCAAATAATTAAAATAATCGTTAATCATTAAATTAACAAATGCTTTTTTAAATTTAATAGTTTCTACTTCTTTATCAATATTAACATCCATTTCTAATTCTAATTCATTTGTAGGACTTTCAACAAACTCTTTTTTAAAACCAAATACTTTTAAACGTTTTTCTACAGCATCATCAAAGGGTTTAATAGCAGGCATATCATTAGCAAAACAAAGACCTAAAAAATGAGGATTAAAAGCCTCTTCATTTTTACCATGACCTCGTCCTATTAATTCATCAGAACCAGCAGAAATTTTTTTCATCATATTCCCATTTAATTCAATTTGTTGTTTCATTTCTGATGAAATAATTAATCTTTTATATCTCAATAACAAAGCCCATCTTAATGCTTGAGCTTCATCGCCAGTTGAATTTTTCAATGCTAAATTTTCACCATTAAAAGTTCCTACGTATCCGCCAAATGCTTCACGAAATGCTTTTGAAATTATACTTTTTCCGCAGTTAGTACCACCAAGACCAAAACAGATATTTTTCATCACATCACCAGCCAAAGCACGAGCACACATCATTATTAAATAATTACCCATTTTTGAACCTAATGTAATATGAAATAATCTTTCTCTAATAGATTCCATATATTCAATTTCTTCATCAGAAGATTCAACCCAATCAAATGATATTTTTTCGTGAAATACAATTGACGGATTAAATTCTGTATAAAATATTTTTTCTTTCAAATCGTAGTATCCATTATTAAATAATAATTTTCCCAATGATGATGAATTAGTTTCATTTATCCAATTATTATTAATACATTTTGTTTTAATTAATTTTGGAATATTTTCCATCAATGATAATGTATTTCCATATGATTTTTTAGTTCGTTTATCATTACTATCTAATAGATACAATTCATTTGTAAATTGTTCTATTATTTTAAAATAACTTGTTTTGTTATTCTCCCACATACCAGTAAATCTATTAAATACATATAGTTCATTATTACAACAAACCCAATCAGGATATAATTGAAAAACTTTTTCTGTTGCTTCCATATCAGTATAAACACCAGTTTGAGCTTCTTCTGCTTTAATAGGTTTAATTTCGTAATTAGTTAAATCTATAGTTGTATCATGCTCTTTGTAATCAAAACACATATTTAAACCTTCAAATTCAGATTCAACAATTTTTTCAATTTCAACTAATAATTCTCTATTATTGTAAAAGTCTCCCCATACTATTAAACCATCAAACATTAAAACATTAATTTCAATTTGGTTTGATTTTAAATATTTAATTACCACTTGAAGAATTTTATTTTCAAAATAACAAAGAACTCTATTTATTGATGAACCTTCAAAATTATCGTTATTACTATCAGCTGTATTTATTATTTGTTCGTAATCTTTTATTTTAATAATTTGAGATTGTATTTCTTTCATTTCAGCATCAAATTTTTTAAATGTATTATTTTTTTCTTTTTTACATATTTTATTATTATTAACTGAATTTAAATATAATGATTTACCTTGCTCTCTATTAGCAAACTCAGATAATATTTTATCTCTATTAGTATTATAATATGCTAAATTAGGGCAATCAATATTATTTAACTTACAAATATATTCTAATATTACAGGGTGCGCGTTTTTCATATCGACGTCAGTTGTAAGACCCTTTAACAAACAACCACGAAATATTTTTTTTAAAAATTGAATACTTTTCCCACTTGTCAATCTTCCATTATATCCACTTGGATATTTATATTTTCTTGTCATTCTATAATCATTTTTGATAAAATCTAATGCTAAATAATGAATCAAATCAAATTGTTTTTTTCTATCTGATTCATTTTTTAATGAAGTATTACCTTTAACAAGTTCTTTAAATTCATTATATTTCATTTCATATAGATAATGACAAGCAATCGGATTGACTTTTTCAAGATATTCAAATTCGCCTAAAGGATTCGACATTTCTTAATATAGGTTGAGAAAATAATTTTAAGTTATTTCAAATTAATTAATATATTGGAAATTAAATAAACTTCCAATATATTCCTAAATAAATTCAAAGTAGAATATTAAAAAATTCTTTTCTGATTTGAATCCAAATATATCTTTTTTTCATTGTTATTTTCATATACTCATTGTATCTTGTAGTATTCTTTTTTCTATAATTGTAAATAGATTTTTTATTATTAATATAAGATCCACTCATCCTATATATACTAAATAAATTATTTTTAAATTAAATATTTAATGTTTAACATACATCTCAAGTGCCGTTGAATGCTTTAATGTTTTTTCGTGTCTTGGTTTTTCATCACGACGAATTGTAATATTACAACACTCGCAAGTATATTTTGTTTCTTTTCGTTTGATATTTATTTCATCTTTATTTTGTTGATAACGTTGTTTAGATTTTAAAGCAAATGTTTCTTTATTTATTAACTGATAATGTTTCATTTCTTCTTGATGTTCGTCTCTATATTCCTTTCTACTTCTATTTGGTGTTTGAACGTTTAATTTAGGTGTTAATAATTCATACCAATAACGCTCTCGTGCTCTTGCTTCATTTCCATCATTACAAGCAAATTTTTCAATTTCTACCATATCCCAATTATCCCAACCTCCATTTGCTCTAATAAATTGATATTTTAAACAATTATATTCTCTGTGAGTAATCTTATTACATTTTGATTTGTGCTCGTTTTTCCTTTGTCTAAAGTTAGTTGTATGACCGATGTAGAAGTCAGTTATATTTAAATCTTTACAAACTAATTTATACAAAATAGTATTTGAATAATTTATTGGTTTCATTATTATATTATATGAAATTGTCTTTAAATGTTTATTATTGTTTTACATACATACTTAATGCCACATCTACCGAATGCCCCATTTTTTTCGCTGTGTCTTCCATCTCAAGCAACGCTGGAATATCTTTGTATTTATTTGATAAAAAGAAATGTCTTAACATATTAGTGGAAATTTTCTTCCCAAATATGCTGTTAATCATTAATGTAATATTTGGCGATGTTAATTTATTCTGAGTCTTGGGATTGAAAAAGAAATATTCATTATCAATCTTTTTAATATATTTCTTTACTTGCTTATCAATGTCAGAAGGCAATTCAATTTTTTGTTCGCCAAATGATTTAGCCGTCTTATAGATATTAAAATAAAAACATCCTTTATAATAGAAATTATCCTTTTCCTTATCAAAGTTTTTTAATTTTAATTCTGTAAAATCTTGAGACCTACGAGGAGGAAAGAAATAACCACCAAGAAATACAAGTAAAAAATATTTTTGTAGTTCAGTAATATCAGAGTTAGTCCATTCTTTTTTCTTAAAAATATCTGATGCTATTTTGAAATATGTATTATAGAAAGCTTGAAGATCTTCTTGGCTTAGCCAATTTTCAGATTCTTTTTTATTCTTAGTTTGCTCTTTGTATTGAGTATTAACTAATTTAATATCTTCAAGCATGGGTTTTTGATAATCTTCATTTTTGGTTAAAATAAATAAAGCAGATAAACAAGTCTTTCTTTGAACTGGAGTCTTATCATCTAAATATGCTAATATTTTTTTTGTATTATCAAAAAATTTAACATCTAATTCACCATCCATTTTTTTAATCAAATTTGAAAGACAAGAAATATATGTTTTGACGGAAGATGCTTTTATATTTTCTCTATTTTTAATTATTTGCTTTTCAAGTTCTTGTTTTAATTCATTCATATATTATAGGTTTAGATTTTATTTTTTCCTAAATAAACTTATTAATTAGTTTAGGAAGATTATTTATTTTCTCAAGATATAATATAATGGTTCATTATCAAGATTCTTATATTTACGGCACTAAAAAAGAAATTATTATTCTTCCAATATTGAAAGCACATTTCAAGTCAGACATTCAAATGAATCCTCCAAATAGTAAATACGATTATCAAGATGAAAAATATAATTACGAATTGAAAAGTAGAACTTGTAAAAGCACTACATATAAGACTACCATGATATCAGCAAATAAATGTAATTCGACAGAAAAAGAAATAAGGCTTGTATTCAATTTTGTTGATGCTTTATATTATATTGAATATAATAAAAGATTATTTGATACTTATCAAAACGAAATGTTTTCAAGAGCAGATATAGTTGAAGACCTTAAACTGCATTATTATATTCCGATAGAACATTTGACTTTGATTGAGAAATATTAGTTTAAATTTAGATTATTTTTTTCTTTAGGAATATATATGGAAAAGGCAATAAAACAATTTAAGAGATTAGAAAAAATATTAATACCATATGGTTTTTCTCCAGATGAAAAAATGATAGCCCACAGCATTTTTGAAATAAAATATAATGACGATATGGACGATTATTTAAAATTAGAATTTATTAACGATTTAAAATCAATGTACGATGATAAATTTAGAGAAAAAATAAATCAATTAGAAATTGATTATTCAAGCAAAATAAATAAAAATAGAAAAATAAATATTGTTCCTTGTTAAAATATTGATTTAAAAGTTTGATTAAAATTTGATTTAAAATTGTATGGCGGGCTACGCCCGCGGGCGAAGCCCCCCCTTAATAATCTAATAATAAACTAAAACTATATAGAAATAGTTTATTATATGTTGGTTTATTGCGAAAAATACAATAAACTATATATAAAAACGACTTAGAACTATAATAAAATCGATTTTATTATAGAAATAGACCTATTTTTGCCTTAGTTTATTGTATTTTGCCCTTAGTTTATTATTATTTAGATTATTCATTATATTATAATAATCTAAATATTTCTTAAGGGTATACCCTTACTCAAAATTTTCTTTAAGGGTAGTCCCTTAGATTATTATAGAGGATCGCCTTCGTGGGCGTAGCCCACAATACAAATTTAAAAACTAATCCAACAATATATATATGGAAATTTGTTGTATATGTTTTAGTGAAACTTCTCACACTTTACCTTGTAGTCATCATCATTGTTTTGATTGCTTAAAGCGTCTCATTAAAAAATCTAATCTTTGTTGTATTTGTAGAAAAGAATTTGATACTTCTGAATACAAATATATTCCACCTACTCATATCCCTAATTTGAAATTAGGTAAGAAAACTATTCAATTTTTTAATAAATTCTTATCGTCAAGATATTTACTAAAGAAAAATAAACACCAAAAATATTACGCTTCTTTGATGTCTGCTTATCATTCATTTATTTTTGTAGATGGTAAATATATTAATTCTGATATTATACCAAGCATGAATAAATATGATATTCTACAACTATATTTATATTTCAAAGGTAAGAATAATATTTTTCATTATTCAGTTAAACAAGAAATTATATATGCTATAGAAATGTATCTTTGTTGTCCTCAATATCACGAATCATATTCTTTTTTAAATCAGATGTCGTCTTTGCTTTCATCATCTCCATGAACTTGTAAATCTATTTCATCTATTTTTTCCTCGGCATCTATATCTCTTACAATATGTAAACCAAAACAATCAATTGTTTTACATTTTGACTTATAACACATGCGCGCAGTTAAGCCACAGAATCCAATTATAACACCACTTAATGTCAACCAAAAAGTAGCATTAAATTCATCATACCACATTATATATAGTTTAGGTTTTAATATAGTAGTAAATTCCAAAATTTGCTGGATAAGTGTTTGTTGCTGTTCTACCGGTATTCATTCCACCAGTAGAAGCAAATGAATAACTATTTGGGGCATTACCACTAACAAATGTATATCCATTATTTTGAGGCGAAACATTAGTTCCCAAATATTGTCCTGATTGACCTGAATGTGTATGGTCTTGTATTGCGTCTGCTTGAAAATCGTAAGCATTAGTTGCTGATGAATAAGTGACACCATTATTTCGTGTAACTGACCCCATACCACGAAGAAAAACACCCCTGAAATCAGGAAGACGAAATTGAGTAGCGTTATTATTCCAACCATACTGAATACCTATAGTATTAAAAAGTGCTGGATATGTTGCTCTACTAACATCTCTACCATCACACAATAAATAGTTAGGTTCATACCCATTTGTTGCGATATTACCATTTACAGATTGAATAATTGTTCCAGTTGGGTTTAATGCTGTTTCTGCTGTTGTCATTCTTGTTTTCAAAGAATTTATCGCCGATTGTAAATTTTCACTAGCACCTGACAAATAGCCAAATACAACTGTAGAAATATTGTTGAGTGTTGATGTAAATTCTAAATTATTTGAAAATGATGTTGTTAATGTTGATGAATTGTATGATTGCTTTTGAGTCTTATTTTCTACTGATGCTACACGAGTATTAGTTTCACCTAAGTCTAAATTTACATCATTTATTTGGTTTTGCACATCACTTGTTAAGTTAAGTAATCCCCAATTAAATTTAGTAGTGCTTATATTATTGATTGTTCCAGTAAAAGAAAAAGTTTGACTAATCAGGCCGTCTGAAATGGTTGTTGTATTTAAACCTAAAACGCTCATATAACTTATTTTGGTACATTTTGTATTCAAAGTTGAAACAGATGTATTTAAATTAGATAATGAAGTGCTTACACTAGAAGACACACCTGATAAATATTGAATACGATTTAAATTATCATTTGTTAATATAGTCCCATTATTATTTACTATCAATGAATTATCTAAACGAATATTAGTAAATTGATTTAATGATGTAAAAACATTAGACGCTGACAAACTAACTCCATTTATTGCTGTAATTTGTGATTGTAATGAAGTTAAAGTATCTTGACAATTTACAGATAATGAATTTGTCCTATTTATTGCGTTGTCAAATTGTGCTTTTGTAAAAGTGTTGATATTTCCTGTAAAACTAACATTTGCTAATGTTGTATTGTTGGAAATATTTGTTGTTGTCGTTCCTGATGAATACGTAAGGTCAGTTAATTTTGTATTCAGTGTTCCTATATTTGGGATTAACGCCAATTGTGCATTAGTAATTGTTACTGTATTATTACTCACTACCATCGCTGCGTCGATTCTAATATTTGATGTAAATCGCTTAATACCGCCCACGTTTTGGTTGCCTGTGCCTTCTATAAACCGAGTCGAATTTGCTATGGCCGTAGATGCTATTGAAGAAATAGGACATGTAAGTAATCCACTCCATACTGTACTATTTGATGCTTGGTCGTAATAAAAATTAGTGCATTTAAAAGCAGTATCATATACGATTGGTGAAATAACTCCTAAATCTGTAACTAATGTATCAACTTTTTCACATTGCAAACCTACATCATATTCTACAGAATCGTAATTTGCTTTCAATTGTGTTAAGACGTTAAGCGAGTTAGGTATATTAATAAAGGAAAAAGTATCATCGAATTCTATAGTATTTGCAGGACTTTTTATTGTTCCGTTTCTAATAATTAAATTACCTGATAAATCAATTAGGTCTTTGAAATAAGAAGAAGTTATTTTATTAAAACTTGCATCGCTATTCCAATTTGGAAAACTCATTCTATATATTTTAAAGACTTTAAATTTTCATTAATTTTTTTATCATACTTATTCTATCATTTTTGTTGAATTTTGTTATACCATTATCTATACAATCCTGTATTAACTCGTTTTTTTGTTTGTATTTGTAATCAAACGCTTTAAATCCTACTCTTTGTAAATAAGATTTTCTTATTGTTCTATATTCATCACCTAATCCATTTTCATTTGTTCTAATTGTTCTAACACATATAATACTTCCATATATATTTGAATCATTAATATATCTATTGAGAATATTTGTTTTAAAAAATGTATTCTTATACTCCTTTTTCCAATCTATATTTCTAATTAAGTCTGCTTCTATTTGAATACAATAATAAAAAATTAAATTTTGTATTTCATTCGGTAATGTATTTATTTTTGTAAGAATATCCATTGAATATATATTCTAAAGACTTTAAATTTTAAATTAAAATTGTTGAAAAACTTGACCTGCCATACCTAAAACACCAGTTGCCGAATATAAATTAGTAGCGTATATTGCTCCTGCATATGTAGTTCCATATAAATAGTTTGTTCCTAATAGTCGTCCTATATACACACCTGAACTATTTAAAGTTATAGTTGTTGCGTCTGCTTGACCTATAGTTACTAATGGACTCGTTATTCCAATTGTAGGAGTAGTTAGAGTCATGCCTGTGTTAGCATCAAGAATAGTAGTGGTTGTATAAGAAGTTAATGTATTTCTACTAACGGTTGTTCCAATTTGACAAGTATTATTTATTTGTAATGGTTGGTTTGCTGTTATTTTCATATTAAATATAACATCATCAGTTGTATGAACTCCTCCATTTCCGCCAAATACAATATCTTCAAGTAAAATAGGAACTATATTTTGTAATCGTAAATTTTTATTAACAGCCATGGTAACATCACCTCCAAAAGTTGCGGTGGAATTACAATTAAAATTAGAAACCGAATTTGTTCCAATATTAGTGGTTGTTGCGTTTATAGTTGTTGATGTATTAGAAATAGTCACATTTCCATTAAAATTTGTTGGTGCTAAAAATTGATTTACTCCAGCATTAGGAGGATTTGCGTTGTCTTGATTTATAATACCTTCTACAATGATGTTATTGTTATTTATTAATTCAAGAGTGTTATTCACTTCTACTCTGTTATTACATCTTAAAAGTCCGGCAAATGTTATTTGGTCTTGAGTTGTTTGATTTATTCCTGAAATTAATTCTCCTATTTCTAGTTGCATTATATTTGTAGTTTGGCCTATCGTCGATCTCAAAGTTGTTGGGCTATAACTTATTTGAGATGTCTTAACTTGTAATGTTATTACATCTCCTTGTAAATCATCTATTTCAGTTTGCTGTGTGGTATTCACTGACACGGCCCCTGCGGCTGTGGCTGCAGCTCCTGTCGCTATTGCTGCTGCTCCTGCTGCTGCTCCATTTGCTACACCTGCTAATGCTAAAGCACTGTTAGCGGTATTCTGAGCGTTTACTGCTTTATCATCTGCTGAGTTTGCTTTATTCTGTGCTGAATTTATTTGGTTTTGACAATTTGCGTTTAAACTTGCACATTGAGTAATAACATTATTAAAATCACCTTTAGAAAATCCGTTTATAGTTGCTGAAATTAATAAATTTGATACATTAGTTGTATTTGCGATAGTTGTATTTGATGATGAATAAGTAATATCTGTAGTTTTTGTATTGAGTGTATTGATAGAATTTGTATTAGTTGTTATATCATTTGTATTTGTTTGAATGTTATTTGTATTTGTTTGAATGTTATTAGTGTTATTAGTTGTTTGAGTTTGAATATCACTTGAAATTGTAGAGCAAAATTGTAATTTTTGGAGTGTAGTATTTGGGATTGTAAGCGTATTATTATTTAAAATAAGACCACCTGTATCCATGCGAATACTATTATTCATTATCAATTGAGAATTAAAAGTTTTTTGACCGCCGATTGTTTGATTCCCAGTATTTTCAATAAATCTCGTTGTATTACTTATACTTGCTGATGCTATAGAATTTGCTGGAAAAACTAAATTATTAATAAATGTAGTAGTTGAATTTACTGGATTATATGATATAGCACTGATTCGT